TTAATCACTGCATTTAAAAACAGTGTATAAGTTTCTATAGCATCAGTTTCTACAATCTCATCCCAGTGTAATAAGTTGATACTTCCTAAACAACATACAAAACTGTTAAAGCTGTCTGTTGGTAGTTGTATCTCGCTACATAGATTAGAAGCTGTAATAGTGTATCCAAGCTCCTCATATGGTGTATTCTTATTTGAGTTATCAGAGAACATAATATATGGAAATCCAAACTCATTACGTCTTTGAATAATCTTAGCCCATATCTTACGCTTCTCTTTGCTACCAGCTTTCATACTCTTCAACCAGGCATCACTCACTGTAACACCATACTGAAGATTCTGAATAGGATTACCCTCTGTACCAATGTCTAGAAATTCCTCTATATCTGCGTGCTCCACTGGTAAGTATACAGCACATGCACCACGTCTAGCTGCAGATTGTTTACACACATCTACAACAGTGTCATACATTCTTGCATAGTGTATAGGACCATCTGCTTTACCACCTGTAGTGATGTTAGATCCTCTAGCTCTTATGTTTCCTAAGAAGGCACTTGTACCTCCTCCATACTTAGACATCATTCCTATCTCACGTCCTGCATTTAATATACTATCTAGTGTATCATCTACATTAGATCCATAACAACTAATAGGAAGTCCCTTTGCTTTACCAAAGTTAATCCATACAGGTGTAGACAGGCTATAGAAACCTCTTGACATATAGTCTTCAAACTTGTGTGCAAAGTCACGCATGTTTAGATATTTCTCAGCTATGTTCGCTATGTCTGTGATTCTTTGCTCAGGGGACTCGTCTAGATATCCTCTGGACAAGAATGTTCTACTGTCTTCATTAAGCCAGTAGTATCTTTTATATTCCATTTTAAAATAAATCGTCTATAGTTATACTCTTACTCTTCTTGTTATAATCTACCTGCTTCTTGTAAAAGAAGTCTCCTTCTTTAGTAGCAGTGATCTCTATATCAAACCATTTAGTAGATGCTAGCAGCTCATTACTAACATCAAATACAGGTTGCATACCAATCTTCTTAAGTGAGTTGTTAAAACGGTTCATGATGAAGTGTTGAATGGTTTCTTTAGGAAGGAATTCAAGCTCCCCTTGTTCAAAGATCCAATCAAGAATACCACACTCAGCTTTGTATGCTTTGTTACATGCTGAATATATTAGGTTTTCAAACTCTTCATCAAACCACTCCGGATTCTCTTTCTTAATAATGTTAATAAGCTCTGCTCCAAAGTTACCATGTATCTCCTCCTCTTTACTTGTAGCTTCAACAACATTAGATATCCCCTTCAGGACATTCTTCTCCTTGTTAAAGCTCATCATAATCAAGAACTGGCTAAACAAACTTACGTGCTCTATGAACAAAGAAAACAGAAGTACAGACTTAGTGTACATCTTATCATCTCGTGATCTTGTACCGTCTAAGTACTTTTTCAAATACTTAATTCTACCTTCTATAGCAGGCACCTCAATCACACTCTGAAACTCTTGTTCAAGTCCAAGAATTCTAAGTAGTCTAGCATATGCATCTTTATGTCTCACTTCTGATTCAGCAAATGTGAATCCCACATCACCTATTTCTGTAATAGGCATACGTTTGTACAAATCACCCCAGAAGGTTTTCACATTCACTTCTATCTGTGCAATAGCAAGCATAGTTTTCTTGATTACATCGCGCTCATGATCACTAATTGTCACCTTGAAGTCTTGTATATCTTCTGTGAAGTTGAACTCTGTATCAATCCAATACGAGTGTCTGATTGCATCTTTGTACTCTAGTAGTTGTGGATATTCATAAGGGAGAATGTTCACCCTTGGCATAAAAATGTTATTGTTCATGTTGTTATAGGTTTACCGTGTTTATCTAAATTCAAAGATAGCAATCGTTGTTCCACCTCAAATTCCACTTTAAGAATAAGACTAAGTTTCTCCTCTAATTCCTGGTTAATGATTCTCCCAACAAAGGGTAGCAGCTCCTGAAGGTTAGTATCCACTCTTGGTAATCCACGAACAGTTGATATTTCCTTGCATCTAAAGCCTTCTATCTTTAACAAATCATCAAACCACTGATCTAAATAAAACACCACTGCAGGGATATCTATTACTAATCCTGGTCCATCCAAAATTAGTTCATATGTCTGATTAAACTCCTTAGCTGTCCTCATAATCCATGGTTGTTGTTTGTATCCAATAGGAATCTGCAGTTCTCCTAGGTTGGAACCCTAAGGAATGTTTGTTACTCTCAGAAAGTTTGGTGATGATCATCTCTGCCTCTGATTCAGAGAGATGATTGCTAGCAAGCAAATCTACTATAATTTTTCCAATTGATCTCATAATTATTTTTAAAAGTTTTATTTTATTCAACAAGTTTTTCTAACCTCTTTAGTTCTCTTTTCATATTCCTGATTCTACACGTAAGAATTCTAATTTGTGCTGCATGTGCAGTTCTATTTCTTACGTATTTAGGCCTAGCACCTCTCCTCTTGGCAGAACTAAAGAACTTGTCTAGAAAAGGTTGCACACGTTCTCTGTAAGGTGCATAGTTTTCTAACATATTCTCATGCTCTTTCCTTCCATATATCACTGTAGCATGATCAGCACCTACTAACATTCCTATAAGTGTTAGTGACACATATTCCTCAGAGTAGTTGTAAGCTAAGTAATAGTATAGAAATCTAAGATGGGACACCTCATGTCTTCTTGATTTTTCAGCAATATCCACTTTAAAGTGGTCATCAATCAGTTGTTTGATCTGTTTCAGTCTCATCCTCCTCGGTATTTTGGTTCAACTTTTCTTTTAAGGTGATCTCAAGTTTACCCAATCCTTTTAACATTGCAGCATGTTCAGTAGCTTTCCTACTAGAAAACTGTCCATTAAAATTTGCATGTGTTTCATTAATTGAAAAGCCCCACTGCTTCTCATTATAATAGTAGAATATAGAAACATATATCTCATTGTTGTCAAATAGTTCAAACAACATATGAGGACCTGCTTCTACCACTCTTGTGAGTTGCTCATCATCTACACCTAATTCAAGCATAGCACCTTTAAAAGCTTCGTCTTCATTAAACTCCTTAAACGATTCTACTAGTTTGGCCTTAAACCATTCTCTCATTGCTTCTGTAGAGAGAGGATACTTTTCAAATATCTCTTTTGCTTTCATTGTTTTATTTTTAATTATACAAGTTGTTTTAGTTGTGAAATGCGCAGCACTTCTTTTTCTTCATCATACCCATCCCACACTTCAAAATCATCATCCCAATCGATTCCTATCTTATCTTTCCAATAGTCAATCATATCTTCTGTCTTGTTGAAGATTCTATATTGTAAAGATATCTCATCTCTGTGCAGTCCATTCTTCATGATTTTAATCACTTTTGGAAACACAGCTTGGAATTCACTAGATGTTTTAGAATATTTACCTTTTTTAACGAGATCAAAGTCTTTAGAATACCTAAGATTTAGCTTATAAACCACTACAACAAATCCTTCATCATAGTCATAATCTTCTATAATGCTCTTTGTTCTTTCATATTCGTCATCTAGAAACTCTCTAAACTTTGGTATATCATCAGGACGAAACAAGAGATATATACAACCAGGATATGATTGTATATCTCTCTCTACGTCTGATGAGTATGCATTGACAAACCCATTTTCTTTCAATGCATTCTTTGGTATCTTCAATGTTGGAACCATGAAGATGCTGGTTATGGTCTTTCTTATTTCCATTGAGTTCTTATATTTATAACTCCATCACATAGAAAGTTCTCTTCGCTTATCTCCCAAATGTTATTGTCAGTTGCCCATTTCAGAGATCTGATTAAACCTTCTACGCCCGGATAGGTTCTTCCTTTATATTCAAATCCTTGTTCTGCATCTAACATATCTTCATCAGAAAGTGTGTACACTAGTGGACTATAATAGTTTGCACTATCACAAACAATAAATCTTGGATTGAGTACAGTGTATCCGTGATACTCAGTTCCTTCAATGCTTGCTAAATGTTCTGCAGCTTTCTTATAAAGATAGGCCTGGATGTACGCTCTTCTGTACAAATAGTATTCCTCAAAGAAGTTCTCTACATTCCATGTACATTTCAAATCATACACTTGAATAGTTTCCTCTTCGTGGTCTATTATCACTTTATCCATCATGGACTTAAAATTGTGATAGAACACTACATAGTCTTCCACTTGCAACTGATTGATTACAGTGTATCTAACACTGTCTACTGTATTAACAATAGGGCTAGTTACAGAACTTCTCTTTAGTGTTTCTACAATCTTCTCTGCCATTGTTACATCTAAGCTTGTCACTACAGTGAGATTGTTTGTTCGCACCTTTCTAATTTCATGATAGTAGAGCTCTGCATCACTTCCTACAAACTTATTAATAACAGCCTCATATTTTATCTTGAAAGAAGATATGTCATAAGCTTCTTTTGATAAGCTCTCAAAGTTTCTTGATACATTGCCTGACTCATCTGTTGCATCTCTAGTAACACGATAGAGTGCTTCTACAAACTCAAGCATGAGTCCTGTAGGTGCGCTTGCACAACATGATAGAAAGAATTTCTCTTCAAATAGTTCTGGTTCCATAAGTATGGTTTCTACTAGTCTTCCCATATTTGCTGCAGCAGTGTCTTTTTCTTCTATCGTTTCATTAAGAATATATTTTCTATGATATTTCTTTCTATCAAGTGAAAAGTCCTTTAAAGAACTAGAGCTGTCTAACATAACAGCTCTATAGTTCGCTTCTGTATTTTTCTGTCCCTGTATCATTGTTCTATTTGTTTGATAAATTCTATCTCTCTTTGTAAGTAATCAAGAGCTTTGTATAAATCTTTAAGCTCATTATCTTTTCTACCTGCTCTCACCAGGTATTTGATTATATTCCCACGAGAAAACGAGATGTTATACATGTGGCAAAAATCTATGACATCAAGATTTGTATCTGAGTCATAGTGGTCTGGGTTTGTGAGTCTCCTCAATAAATCTCTGTCCATTATTTCTTGAATTGTTTTAATTGTTTTTCTAGGTCTGTTTTAACATCATGGCAAGTTTTACAGAGCACCTGTAAGTTATTCACTTCACAAAAGAGTGTTTCTACAAATGCAGGAAGATCTTGTGCACAATTAAGACTACCTGCTGGTTCTATATGATCAACATTTACATCATCACTTTTAAACCAACCCTTGCACTTCTTGCACTGATATTCCCACCTCTGTCTTTTATTACTTCCTTTATATGCTCTCTTTGCAAGGTTCTTGCATTCTGTTATTGGTTTCCACCACCTACTCTTTTGTCTAAGTGCACTCCTTATCATAGACCAGAATGCTGATTCTGTCATTGTACCAGCATTTCTAGTTTTAGGAGTTACTCTTGTTGATTTCTTTGCCATATAAGCTTAAATTAAAGGGGAATAGCAAATATACAAAATAAATACTATCCCCCCATTAATTAATCTAAAGACACCACTCTGTCTTTTATCTCAGCTTTCATGTCTTCTAAGCTTTCTACAATACTACGTATGTCTGCAGTGCTGACATTTGGTAAATTGAATTCATACTTAGAACTTTCTGCAACAAAGCCTTCTTGCACCTTAATCTCAAGGTTTTCAAGCTCACGGATTGCATATTCTTCATCAAGCTGTAGTGTATCAAACTGATTATCATGAAGAATACTTGTAGCTTCTTCTCTTGGTACAGTCATAATAGGAAGATACTCATAGCATCTACCTTTATGTTTACCAATACCAACCACCTTCATAGGATTGATGAGAACAAGTACAGACTGATCACCACATCCTACATAGTGTATCTGGTCAGAAGTAAAATGTAAACCAGCTGCAGCACAATCTTGTGTTGACCAGTTACAACTTTCCTTAGGCATGTTAACCACCTTACCTACACGTATGTCAAATGATTTAGTCCAATCATCTGTGAAACGATTCTCATGTCTGTTAGGTAGGTCTAGATATAAAGCTGTAAGACCACCTATCTCTTCTCCATGATTCACTTTGACAGTGTTGGTGTACTCATACTCTTCCACTTCACCTGTTCCATTACAAGTATCACAATGTGTCCAACCACAATCATCATCATCATCATCACAGAATCCACCATCACCATCACAATCTTGACAGTATGTACTGGTTTCTACTTCTTCACGATATAAGCTATCGTTATGTACAAGTTTGTATTCACCATTCTCTAGGAACACAGTGTAGTCATCTGGACTCTTCTTCCAAACAGCTTTCACCTTGTTGTACGTATTAGAAATGAAGTGTACAAGCTCTGGACTTCCATGTAGTGTAACAACATTACGTAGTGCTACAAAGAATCCCTGCTTAGTAATACGGAAGCTGTTCTCTTTCAAGAATCTATACAGCTCGTGTGCCACCTCAGCTCTTGGATTAAGTGCACACCACATAAAGAAGCGCTTAAGAGATGTATATTCTGCATGTTCACTTAGTGGAATGTTCAAAGACTTAGCATCTGCTACAGCATCAATAAGTTCTTCAACTAGTAGCTGTGGTAGAGATCTGGATATACCCTTGAAGTATACACTATCTCCATCAATTGTAAACTCACCACTTTCTTTCAGAACAGAGAGTCCCTCACGAAGAGCTTTAAGTCTTGCTAGCTTCTTCTCTTCTTCAATCTTCTCACTAACAACACTAGGGTCACTAACAATAGAATACAGCTCTGCTACATTCTTTGCTACCTGTACAGCTGCATAGTGATCTTCTGTAGCATCCATCTTGGTGATTACAGAACCATCATTCATTACAATAGTTAGTACATCATTTACCAACTTAGCACTGCTGAATGGTTGTCCAGCAGCTTCATCTTGCTGGTTCATTAAGGCATCAAGTTTCTTCTCAATCACCTTTTCAACAGAGTGATCCACCTTATCCTTGAACCACTCTAAACTTAGAAATTTACTCATGTTTTTAATTGTTTTTATTTATTAATATACGAAAAATATGGGAGACTGTCAAATAATCTCCCACACATAATCTACTCTGTTTCAGCATCTTCTGATGCTTTCTTTAAGTAATTATACTTATAGGTGTCATTCACTTCTAATCCATTACAAGTCATTAGTTGTGCCATACAATCTAGAATTCCACTAGATGTACTAGCATAACTTATCACCTTTGCAAGTGTATTGAAATAATAGTGAGTCTTTAATAGTTGATGCACCTTCTCTTGTAGTTGATAATATGTATCATCAAACAAGTTGTTCTCTTCAGCTATCTTCACCAAATCATCAAGATCTCCAAAACTACTATGCTTAGTAGGATATAAATAGAGCACTCGATAGTCTATAAGACTTTGTAGATCAGTTACTAGTTCAGAGTATACCTCTTTAATATAACTTCTCCTATCAAATACATCATTATAGTTATTACAGAATCTGTGAATACGTACAGCTGTAACTATCTGAACAAACTTCTCATGACCTTTAACAAAATCATCATAAGATACTAGATTGTCCACTGCCTCTCCTGAATCTTCTATAATATCAAGCTCACGTTGAGATAGTGTAATGTATTCAATACCCATCTTCTTGGTATCCTCATACATTTTATCAAGCTTCATAAAGTCATCGTGATGTGTATAAACATAAACAATGTTACCTTCTTCTATTGTTTGAACATTAAGACGACCAGCAACAAACTTACAGTTTCTACCATCATTATATCTAAGAAGACTTTCAGCTTTCTTACAATTGAAATCACCTTCAAGCTTTGCACCTTTAGCAGCTTTGGTTGCTTTCATCTTAGCCACCTTGTTATTCTTTCTAGCATCTAACCAGTCTTGAGGCACCTCAATAGCATCAGCATCAACAACATGAGCAAGTAGAAGACTTTCAATTTGCTTCCACTCTTTGATTACAGCTCTCCACTGGTCCTTAGGATAGTTGTTAAGCTTTAGAAGCTCTTTGTATCCTTGAGATCCATTTAACGTCATTTGCTTATGCTTAGCTTTCTCCTTAATAAAATATACACAGCTAGCTGTATGATTTTCTGCGAGCTCTCTTAGATAGGCTTTCTTATTGCCTCGCATATCACCATTAAGTAAGTAATGTCTCTTTTTAGGTTCATCCCAATCAACACGTGAAGACCAACTATCATCATTTTTTATCTCATACATTCTACCATTCTCATACTTGTAAGAACGTCTGTAGTTCTTAAGTAATGCACCAAATGCATATCCTTGTAACGTATGTAATTCCAATGTATCTACACCAGGTATCTTAGGTGTAGCAATTGTAGCTGTAGCAAATGGAGCAATTTGATTGTAGTCAAACTGCTTACCAAACATATTGATATATCTACTGTTATTTGTGTAATACTTCAGTACAGCGTACACATTACTATCTACAGTGACTGATTGATTATACCGCTGTGTCATTATATTAGCAAACCTGACAATCTTATCTATAATAGCTTTCTTTGCTTCAGGTGTATATCTAAGAGCCTCACGGTTTGGTGTAGGAAACACACCATCTGTCAAACTAAGTCTCAATCCTACAGGTATTTCTATCTTATCTATACCAAGCTTCTTGAAGTCTAGTGGATAATACACATCATCAAGACATACATGTAGATAGTTATCAGAAGATAGTTCAGAGAACTGAAATAGATTAGATCTGTGAATCACAAAGTTATTATCTATATCATCCACATTGAAATACACATGCTCAAAATAAGCAAGCTGTTCTCTTATCTTATTTACAAAGTCATATCTATCTCCCCACTTGATAGGTATAATTACTTTTACACCGTTACCTTCTGTTGTTGGTTTTTCATATATCAGGTCAATAGTGTTAGTGTCCTCACCTTCGTACATCATATACTTACGCTCTACACCATCTTTTCTACATGTAAAATAGAAGCTGCTAGCATAAGCTAGAGGGGCCTTGAAACCAAGACCCATCATACCAAGCTCGGTATCGCTATCACGTTTAGTAGACTTACCATACTTGCTGATGATTTTCTCTACATCATCTGCGTCTAAACCAATACCAAAATCCTCAACAGAGAATTCATAATTGTTACTGTTGTTTCTTACAAGAGACACCAATATAGGTTTATTCACTCCTGCTCTTCTATGACTATCTAGTGCATTACTAGCACACTCTCTAACTGTAGAGCCTATTGCATCTGAATACAGATTCTTACTTAACATCTGCATCAATACCTGTGCAGAATCTAAGTCTAGGGACATTCCTATGCTCTTGTTAGCTGGTCCTGTTGCTAGGACGTTTGATTGTTTTTGATTTTCCAGTCTCATTTCTGTTCTTATTTATTAATTATTATCTTCTCGTTTTACTAGCCAGATTGACTTATAACCAAAATCAAATCTTACGTTGGTTTTATCATCTCTGTTCCACTTAGAATCAAACTTACTGTTGATTCTATTACATACAGCTGATGTCCATCCCATATAAGAATTTCCATGCCAATCTTTGTACTGTTTCTGTTTTGGTGGTCTTACAATTTTCATATAGTTGAGGTCTACACCTCGTACAATCACCTCATCTCCCACTTGGAGATCTTCTATTTTAATTGCTCTATTCATTTCCATATCTATTTGTTATATATATTTGTTTAAAATTTAGATCCACCTTCACTATTGGATCATTCTCATTAGGCACTGTGAACTCATACGTTTTGTAAGTGTTAGTATAAGTCTTACCATTCCATTGATTTACATGTGAAGTGGTTTTCTGTGTCATAGCAACTCTACACTTTACAGCTATGTACCGTGTTCTACCATTGTACCACTTTTTCTTTTTACTAACTCGTGGTTTCTCTTCCACAATATAGTATCTGAGCTCCGATCCTGCGTTAGTAATAATCTCATCTCCTGGTCCTAATATACCAGGGTCTTCTGTTAAAATTCCTGTTACCATGTTTTCTGTTTTTAAAATGGATCCTCTGCATCTTTTAACCAATTGATGCTAAATCCGTTGTTTTCATAAATTAATGTATCCACCTTTGTAAACACACCCTCTGAGTCCCAATCAACACCCTTGTAAGAAGCGCTAGCTGGATGACTCACAACAAATGTGTGAGCAAAGATGCCTGTATATCTCTTATATGCACCAGCATCTTTACCAAGAAAGACATATGGTACACCTAGTGGATTAAGTACCTCTTCAAACAAATACTTTGTAAAAGGTTCCCATACACCTATGTGACTACCAGCTTTGTTCTTTTCAGTGGTGAGCGCTACGTTAAGCATGAGTATACCCTGGTGGGCTAGATACGCCACATCAGGTGATGCATCATAACTTAAGTTGAGTCCTCTGTGAAACTCCACTTCAAGTGCTCTATAAAAGTTCTTGAGAGATGGCTGCACATATCCTGTTACAGAACAACCCATAAGCAAACCATCTGCTACAGGTAGTCCATCTTTAAATGTGTGATAGGGACACATGCCCACAATCACTGCTTTCACTTCATCTAGTGGTGTCTCTTTGAAACATCTATAGACATTAGATGAAAGAGGGGCAATTTCTTTACCCCTCTTACTCTCTTTCTTCAAGAATGCATATATCTCATCACATTCATTGCTTTCTATAAATGGTTTCATTTTTCCATACCACGATGGATGAAAGTGGTCTTTAAAATTATCCCAATTCATAATATCAATTTATACATAATACATTAGCCTTATCATCAATATTTATTACTGACTGCACTTCAATATAAGCGTTCTCTAAACCATCAGCTAGCATCACTGTAGGTGTGAAGTGCACCTTCTGATAGCTATTACCTTCATCATCTGAAGAATAGATCACCTCATAGTTCTCTATCTCAGGGTTCTTTTTCAACATCTCTATAAGAGTGTCTACATACTTCTTAACAGTCATATTAAAATAGGTTTAGTTGACTATTTAAAATGCTTGCAAACAAATCTGTACTGCTCTCACTATACTTTTTAAAGAATTCATGTACTTTGATGTGATTGTTCATCCAGGATGTTGGATGAGACTCTCTCATAGAAAATGTGACATGATTATATAGTTCCCATAAACTATCAGGCGCTCCGTAATCATATGTAGGTTTCTTGAGCTCTGACTTAATTATGTTAAGCTGAGAAGATGAAAGAATTTGCTCTTCAAAGAACAATCTACCTAATAGCTCAGCTTGAACTTGAGATGATGTATCAATGCTTTTCATACCATCTCTATCACTTTGCATTAGGGCAAATGCATCACCACCTTGTTTAATATATTCTGTGATGGCTGCTGGTGTAAATGTTTGTATGTCCCCTTTGTGAACCTTCTTGAAAGATCCCATATCTCCTGACACACATCCATTACTACAAACCATAATCTTCACACCCATTGCAAACTTTAAACTGGCTGTCTTATCATAGCTATTCTGCCAAGCTATTTGTAATTTCATCTCATTGTCTGAAACATTGTTTATCACATAACGAGCTGTAGCAATATTACCTTCTCTAGCTGTTGTGTATTGTTGACTCTCTAGAGAAAATCCTGATTGGTATATACTCTCTAGTGTTAAATCCATAAGCTCCCGGTGACTTACAGGTTTGTAAGTTTTTGTTTGTTGGGGAACTGGTGCACTTAGCATTATGTTTTTAGCGTGTGCTGTGTTGTGTATTACTGTTGATTCCATTTTATTGTATTATATTTTTATTTATTAAATAGTCCTCAATTGTTTTGAGTCCGTGAACTTTGGCAAGATCTGCCCAATCTTTAATCCCTTCAGATAGATATCTTTTTGGTACATTACAATACTCAAATCCAAACATCTCAGTGATCTTCTTACTATTCTCTACACCTGTTTTGTCTGAATCGAATGATAGTATTTGTTTGTTAGAATTGTCCTTAAGAAATTGTACATTCTCATCAGAGAAGCATCCCATTCCTTCGTTCTGGACAGCACAACAACAGTCATATACCTTTTTCATTACCATGTAGTCTTTCTTACTCTTATTAATAAATGCTACATCGCAATTTCTGATATCATTCTTACCATCCATAGCTGTAATAGGTACATTGTTAGGCACCCACTTCCATCTTTTGTTGAATGGTCTGTATATCTTCCAGTGTCCATCATAGAGATAACCAAATCTAAGCTCACTGTTACTAAGCACAATTCGCTTCTTGTTTAGATACACCTCAGCAATAGAAAATATGTTATTGGACTTCAGATCTTCTACATCTTGGTAGTACTGATTCCAATAAGCTAACTCATCATTAGTAAAGTTTCTTGTCTTCACCTGAATGAATGAGTATTCTTTTTCTACCATCTTTGGTTTCTCATATTTCTCTATGATTCTTTTGTATTCCTCATTTGGCTGACCAGATAGGATACCCAATCCAAAATCACTATCAATCTTAGTCAACACATGAAAGAAAGAAGGAATGTTATACAGCTGCTGTACAAACTGAAAACAGTTCCCTCTTCTACTAGTGTCACCAAAATCAATAAAGTTTATGGAATCCCCTCTAACGCTAATTAGAAAGGAAGGTGTTCTCTCTCTTCTAAATGGTGAAAAACATGCTGTACCAAGTTTCCAATCAGAATAAGGCATATAAAACCTAAAAATATCGTACTCAGAGATCTTGGAAAGAATCTTCTCTGCACTCAGTTCTTCTCTTTTAACTCCTTTTATCATGGTTTTATAAATAGAAAAGGCCCCAATCAATTAAGAAAGGGACCTTCATTAAACATTAAGTGCCTCTCCCTAGTAATCTGAACCATCTTCTGATATATAACTATCAGAGGCTACTAGATTATCTCCAGGGTTATAGTCTTCAAGTTCTTTAAGAATGTAATAATCTTTACATCCATATTCACCTGTAACCTGTACAACAAATTTCTCATGTGGTTTAAGTTCACGAGGTTTTCTGTTGCGTAAGCTATTTAATGTACGCTGGTCTGTATAATCAACCAGTCTAAATTGTTTCATAGTGTATCCAGACAAGAATCCTTTGTTGTAAATACCTTGGTATTCTTTAGTCTCACCATCACGTTCCTTAACAACAATTGTTGCAAGAGCTACGATGCTATTACACCACTCACCATTAATCTGATCTTTCAAGTCTTTTACGTTACCACGCATAAGCTTGGTCCAATCAATTTGTAAAACAGTGTTAGCATGTCTGTAGTCTAGTTTGCTTAACCAAGTTCTCAAGAACTCATAAAACTCCTCCTCACCAATATATGCAACACGATAATCACGTCCGTTTTTAAACCAATCCCATAGGTCATTCTCATCAGCAGCCCATGCTGTCATACCTACACTGTTTAGGTATTGTTTCTTAGTACCATCACGGTTTTCTCTCTCTACATCTTCTAGAAAGAAACTCACTTTAAAGTTTTCTTGATTCTTCACCTCTTGTAACCAAATGTCCAAGCGTAAATAGGTGTTTCCATCACGTGATGTACCAAGATACTCAGTGGCTTTACTTTCTGCTGGTAGTTCAATGTTAAGAATGCTACTGTATTCCTCCATTGTTGGATTAATAGCAACAACATTTGCCTCAAACAATCCTACCTTTTTACCAAACTTTAATTCTGCGGATGATTCTTTTTTTACTCCTCCAATTGTACTCATAAATTTAGATTTTAATTATTAATTATAGTATTCATTTACTTTATCTTTCACTAGCTGCAAGTTGTTAGGTATCTTTGTTTCTTCAAACATACCATCTGGACTCTTAGCTGGTTTCTTTCTATATCGATTAGTCAAGAAGTAATACTTGGCACCATCGATACCTTCTTCCACTTCAGTGTATAGACACACAGTGAGTAATCCCTCAAGCAGCACTTGATTATCAATAAGCTTACCTGCAGTTTTAATCTTATATCCAACAATCTCACCTGAGTCTTCAATAGTTTCTGGGTGAGAGAAGTAGAATATACACAAGTCATCTCTTAGTGAGCGTGCTGTACGAAACATATCAACCATGTCTTTAGCCATTACACTAAATTTCATGAATCCTGTTTCTGTAGCCTTCTCCACCATTCTAAAGCCCATTAGATAGTTACTGTCTTCAATAACAATATTCTTAACGTGTGGTGCTTTCTCTGATAGTGTTCTAAGAAGCCTTGTAATCTCTGTGGGGTCATCCACCTCTTTGTAGTTTTTATTATCTGTGTTGTAAAGCTTCCCTGATCCTTTAAAGGGAAGTTCTTTCTTTGCAACGTTGATAATGTACGTTTCTTTTGGATCTAGATGTTTAATAGCTGTTGATTTACCTGTCCCAGTTTCACCAACAATTCCAATCAGTTTTGAACTCATTCGCTTTTTTTTATTTATTATGTAGTTATTAATATAGTCTTACAAATATACGAAATTATAAGAACATAATCTTCTTTTCATCAAAGAATTCTAGTGCTTTTTTTAGCCATTTGTGTTCCACTTCTTCATCAGATGATACTATGTATATATCAGCTTTCTTATCTGGTGTGCTATATTCCATAGCCATACATCTGTTGATTTTCTGTGCTAGATTCTCTGCGTTACTATCAAAGTAGTTTATAATCACTTTGTTTAGTGGTTTGTATGTAATTCCTGTGTTACCTATCTTAACCACTGCCATATGTTTACCCTCTCCCTCAGCAAACTTGACAAAAGCTTCTTTGTCTTTAGATTTACTGTGGTGTGAAGGTATACCTAGTTCATCAGCTATTTTAGTAATTCCACAAAATACAAGAACACGCTCATCCTTATACTGTTGTAACAGCTGTTTGGTTTTGTTCAGCTTTGCTAAGCTGTTCTGGATGAGACGCATTCTTGCTAGTCTTAGAAACATTGTATTACCACCGCTATACATCATACTATTAATGACATAACTTAGTGCTTTAAACTGCTCTTTCTCTGTTTTCCATTTACCCTTGTATTGCTTTTTAACAATACCATCTAAAGGCACCTGTACAACAGTGATTTGATAGTCTACAATAACACCTTCTTCAATAGCTTTCTCTATAGGATACTCAGCAATCACCTGAAGGCCTAAATCCTCACTAAGTGTACGCTTTGTCCATTTAGATAATGTACCTGTTAGTCCCAATACATTATCATTTACAGAGAATAAGTCTAAACAAGCACCAATCTGTGCTTCACTCAGTAGATGTATCTCATCAATTACCACTATGTCAAACTCTTTACCTGTATGTTTGTGTAGTGAGAGATGTGTAGTGTATGTGATGTTATCATTTACATATTCCACCTCTTTAAATTCTTCTATCCAGGAATTCTTAATCTTGTTGTCAGGATAGGCAATAAGAACACTACAATTCTTATTCATCTTTTTAAGGATGTTGATTGTAGTTCTTATTTTACCAAACCTAGGACATAGATTGAGGATTCCAAACTTTCCATGGTTCCACCATGTATCAGCAAATTCTGCCTGTCTTTTGTCCCTTAGTGTCATCTGTTTTCTTTTTAAATTTATATGGATACTTTGTTTCTAACCACTGTCCATCCCACAGCTTCTTATCAGTTAGATCTTTAGGATCCATTTTATGTATTTCTAACTTCTTATAACTCATGATATAAAGAATGACTTGTTAACAACTGACTCATAATCAGAATCGTTTATCTCTCTTTTTCTAGGTAGTTCCTTGAACATACCAATCTGTCCCAAGAATGCAAGACCAATTCTAATATCATCCTCACCATAAGAGTTCTTGATAAGGCGTAAGCTTCTGAAATACTTACCACCATATTCATCTCTTAGCTTGTTGAGGTTATAACCGGATGGATCTTCTACATTATATCGCATAGGATCAAATAGAGCCATAACAATATCACTATCGTTCTGTGTGCTTGAGCTGTCTGCAAAATCCTCTAGCTGAGGTTCAACATCACCATTCTTTATCCTGATGGGATTAGAGATAGATCTGTTAAACTGACTAACAACAACAGGACTATGACCATAAAAGTCACGTGCATATCTGAGCTCATCACTCATCTTGTCAATAGCTTCCTTCTTTGTTGGTTGGTCCCTTGTAGTCTTGAGCAGGCCTATGTGATCTATAACTACAAGAGTTATCTCATTTGGGTTGTTTGGTACATATATCTTGTTATATTGATCCTGCTGCACTATCTCACCACGCTCTAATGCATAAGACTTGAGCTCTTTAGCAATACCTACAGGGTTCTCAGGACCATCAATGATAGTTACAAGCTCTGATAGTTCATTCATATAGTTTTCATACATCAGAAACAAGTCATGCTCATCTTTATTCATTCTTTCTGTCCAGCCTAACAACTTGTTAACCGGTATGATTATACCCTGATCAACAAATATCTTACGTGAGGTCCACTTAGCTAGTTTGTAAGTTCTACTACGCTCCATGGATCTATACCAAACTCTCACCTTAATCCCTGAGGCTCTACCTTCTGGTGATAGAGCCCAATCTACAGGATTAAGAACAAATGCATCATCAATAAAGCTAGTCTTACCTGAGCCTGTTAAACCACCAATAAGATAGTACATAGCTTTTCTAATGCCAACATACCTATTGAGTCTATTAAAACCCATAGGTATACCACCACTACGTCCCTCTATACCCTTCTGTACTTCTTGTTTTAGTAATTCAAAGCTATTCATATCAGTATTATAAGTTATCATTATCATCTTCTGGCCATATAAACTTTCCTAGCCACATGAACACTCTAGCTACGATTATCCATAGCACTATGCTTAGTAATATTTTCATTTCTATTGCTGTTTTGGTTTCTTAATCTTTCAAATGCTTTATCCATTCGAGCATTATCTGCATAATAGTCACTTTTGATGCGTAACATCCATTCATTAAATGATTCTTCCATGTTTTTGTTTTTTATATGTCTGTTGGACCTGTTTGAACTGATGGTTCTGTTGGTTCTTGTTTCATCAGTTCTATAAACCCTTCAAACGTGCGTTGATTTAAATAAGGGATGGATCCTTGCATATAGCTCATGATGTTCTTTCTCTCTTTAACTGAGCGCTCCACCTTTTGGTTCACTTCATACTTAAGAGCATCTATTAGCTGTTGTGCAGTGTATTCTCCCTCCTCGATTATGGTTTTAAACTTTCTTCTACATTCTTCTTTCCCTTTACGTAGTGCTCTGGTGCCTTTAAACACCTTACCATCTATCTCAAAGGAATCTGTAGGAGGATAGTGCTTCCACCATTCCTCAAAGTCTGTTGTAAGTGGTTTACGTTTTATTATTTTTGTTCCACTTGCATCCTCAAACCATTTTAGCAAGTCTTTACCTGCTATAGTTATCTTCTCTTCTTCTGGAGTTATAAAGCCATGTCTTATTAAAGACTGATAAAGAGCAGAGATCTTCATACTATCCTCATAAAGAGGCTGAACATCATACTGCTCTTCAATCAGCTTCAATAGGTAAATTAAATCTAAGCTATAACTTCTTTTGATGAGCTCTTTGAACATTTGAGGTGTTATGTGCATTCTCATCTTTTATTGGTTTTTCTACGATTATTATTGCTGGGTTCTTCTTCTTAATTTCTTGCTGATATTCCCACTCTTGCCATTCTAGTTCCATTCTATACTTACGTTCTCCTTCATACATTGCATCATTGGCATAAGCTGCGTGTTCCCAATCTTCGTTTATTAATTTACTCATAATTTATCGGTTTTTCTTTTATTCTTAATCCAAATTGTTCATAAAACCATTGAAAGGTTTCTTTTGCTTTGTTAGTGTTAAACTTGAACACCTTCTTTAATGTGCGTATAGCATATCTTTTAAACTGTTCATGTTCTTCTCTAGTCATAGTCCAATTGAAATACCATCTATCATCATCTAGTGTGTCTACTAAGCGCTTCCCCACCATATCAAGTTGATATTCAATTAAATGTCTTGTAATATTTCCTCTATTTATACGAGCTCTGTGTTTCATTTTCTCCCTTATGTTAGTAAAATGTTTGGAAAGCCCAGTATTATCAGGGCTTCCAAGCTGTTTTAACCTCATCCAAACAAGTTCAATTGATTAGGCACAACTATGTTTCTAATTCTCTTCCCACCAGTTAGAATTTTGGTTATCATATTTTCTGCTCTATCAATGTAATACAGATAGTTCACATTGTCTAAACTAGCATCTTCATCTAGGTGATTACACACATAGCACAACCACTCACCAGCTTCCACTTGAATTCTCTTGTGAGCATTACTTTGAGAGTCTTTGTTCTTCACTTTGTATATCTTCTCACCATTTTTACCTACGTAATATCTGATGAGCTTGTTATACTTAGTTGTTTCATTAGACAAGTTAACACCCTCATAGTGGAAATCTTTTGATGCTATTCTTCTTATGCAGAAATCATACAAGTTCTTGTGATTCAATATGGTTTCTTTAACAGGAATATCATGCACATAATAGGCCTCAAGAGCCAGAGGGATAATTCTTGCAGATTTGTTCTTATGAAGTTCAAAGTCTGTTAAGAAGTCCCCCTTTTTCTTGATTCCACCATCAGGCATGATAGCAATATAATCATTAACTGTTGAAAAGATGATTTTCTTATAGTCCGTTCTTTCCAAAACATATTGTGTTAGCTCGGACCACCACTCATTAATCTCATGCATCTTAGGAATTAAGTCTTTTCTCACTCGAATCGTTACACCATCTGTATTTGCAGAGATCACCTGTATATCATTCATTTCATATTTCTCAATAAGCATCATCAAACTAAGCTCACCAGTTATAGTGGTGAACATAGTAAGCTGCCTATCATATATCCATGATTGCATGTCAGATGACTTACCATATACAGAATTAACTGCAAGTTTAAGTGCTCCTACAATTCCCTTGATTTTTCTGTCCCCTTTAGCTAGTGGTTTAAGCTCTAGTCGTTTGTCAAACATTTGCTTATACCCCCTCAGAAACTCTTTTCCTAAATGAGCAGGATAGCGCTCATTGTTGATAATAATGGCAGGATAATAGCTAGCCACATCCCAGTCAATGATCTCATATTCTTCGTCTGATTCAAATATTTCAGGTTTGTTTTCAGTGTGGAGACCACCCTTCATAAATGAATAGACATTTCCATAGAAATCTATGTGTTCTTTAAAGTCATCTTGTAGTCCTAGTTTGAGTCTTTTGATATTTCGGAGGAACTGTTGCAGTTGCTCAGTCTCAAATTGTACATAACCAGCTATGCAGTTTTTGATATCTATACTTTTTCTGAAATAACCTTTCCTTGGAAGTTCTTTAACCTCCATACCTTTCTCCTGACAGTAATACTTCTTGATTATTTCATCCCCTATTTTACTATCTGAATAGTTTAGACAAGGTATACCAAACTCTTCCTCAATATCCTTTCTGAGTTGAATTTGATCATTACCCTTGTACAATGGGTGATTGGTATCACCTAGGGTTATTTTATAGAATTCATACGTTGCATCAACATCATTAAAACAATACTGCAATGACAGGAACACCTCATCCTTAGTCAAATTTGTTTTAGCATGATGTATGGGCATTTCTTCGATGTTCTCTAGGTCCATCTCGAACTCCAGCCTCTTAAGACTCACTCTACGGTTCTTGTTATCATAGTGGTGTATTTTGAACAAATCTATTTGTTTCAGTGAGAGCTCATATTCTCTATACTCCGGAAACACATCATAATTTGCATCATGAATTACATCAGCAGCTTTCTGTGCAATCTTTGCACATATCTCTAATCCAGAGAGCTCATGCCAATATTCATAGTTTCTGAGTATCCATTCAACAACCTGAGCATCAAATCTAAGGTTGTTATATCCCACCCAATAGCTATCAACGTTCTGTTCTGTGTACTTGATGAAAGAATCCAACTGATTTTGCCACTTACTCACAACGAAACTCTTAGGTGTTTGCTCAGGCTTCATGCATACCACAATAAAGCACTCCTGCATAGTTTCTATATCATATATAATTACGTTATCAGTGTTCATATTTATTCTTCTTTACGTTCTTTCCAATCAAGCCACATAGCTATCAGTACAATAATATTCATTCCAAAAGATGCAATAAGTTCATATACATCCTTATAAACGTTAGTGGATAGGTGCACATGACCCACCATCCAAAATGGGACAGCTAGGTTGGACCCTATCCATCTAACGAAAAAGGTTATAAACTTACCCATAAATAACAAGAGATGTTACAAAGATAATACTTTGCTTGTAAAATTACAAGGATTAGTTATAGTAATATCTAACGTGATCTTTGTACATAACCACCTTTGTTGGTTGTTTGAAGTAGTTAAGTACGTTAGTCATCTCACCTGTTAGTTCTATCCCTGTAGTGGTAGGCTTAGCTGTTTGTTTTGCAACTTGTACATCTTTTGCCTTTCTAATACTCTTAAGGGTTCTTTTAGGCTTTCTAGCCACCAGGTTGATCTTTTGATACACATTACGTGTAGGAACACCCCACTCAGTAGATAATCGCTTAGCAATCACTAAACGAGGTTCTGTTTCATTCTTAAGTTCAGCACGAATTTGTGCTACTTGTTTCTTTGTGTACGTGTTGTACTTCTTAGTTTCAATTACATTTTCCATTTTAAAGTTGATTTAATAATTATTAATATATCTCAAAGCCTCCACACTCTTTTAAAAAGCTTATCCATTTCTTTATATGCCACACTGGTGATGAATGTGTTGGATGATATAAGTTACCATCCTCTCCTACCAGTTTTGTAAACCTCACACTACCGTAAGGCCAATCTTCATTAAGAGAATCTTGTATCTTCTCATCAACCCATCCACTACCTTCTTTAGACCAAGATCCAAGGTTGATATAAACAAAATCATCTTCATCTTTGAGGTTTTCCTCTTCTGCTAACAAATGCTCTAATGCATTAGCAAGTTGAAGGCATTGAAAACCATCTTTTAATCCAAATCCACTGTTCTCACCCCATCCCTCTGTATCAAAATCTAGCTGTGCATTGTCCCTAGCTACCTCTGATAGAAGTAAAATAGGTCTCCAACCCCACCAGTTGCTTCTGAAATAGTATCCAGGATTATCATCCTCAAACTTTTCTAGTTCATCAAAATACTCTCTCTTCTCTTCTTCTGTTTCCAGCTCAGCCCATTCTTTTTCAGGCTTTGCATATCTGAGCTTAGGCGCTCTACCATAAATATCTACTCCCATAATTTATTATTTATTCTTCGTTTTCAAATTCTGCGTGTTCTTTACAATCGGAACAAATCCCATGGATACCATCTAGTTCCATCCATGGGGATGCTCCACAACAGTTGCTAATGTAACTCATTCTTCTTCATCGTTATATTCATCATCATCCTCATCATCTGTTAAGAATCTAAGAATTACTAAATCGTCCTCATAAACAGGATCTATTATGCCTTTTTCTAGCTCATCTTCATTAACAAAGATTTCTAGTAGGCCATCAAACTCTCTCATGATGAAATTCATCTCCTTGAGAGTGAATGGTATTAGTGAATCAGAGATATTTCCTGGATCAAACCATCCTAACTCATCAGGAATGGCTGCTATCCTACCATTATCAGTCATAATCCACGGTTGAACTGGATATCCAGACTCAAATACCATCATGTCATATGTAATTTGTTTGTGCATGCTCTCTTTTGTAAGAGCCCACACCTCTACGTGTTCCTTCACATCATGTCCAGGATATAGCTCGTTCATGAATAACATTCCCTCTTCTAACTTTCCTGGATTGTAGTGACGAAATACTAATTCACAAGCTATCCACATGATTTCTTATTTATAATAACATCACTTCTACCCAACCTTTCTCAGAGTGATTTGCATCTGCAACATAACCCTCATCTTTTAGTTGTTGTTCTAGTTCTAGAGCTGCTTCCCACAGTCCTGGTTCAGGAATCTCATCATGTTCATCATCATAATAAACATCACCACGACATTGATAGAATCTATCATCTGGTCCTTGGTCTACAAACTCAAACTTATAACCTTTTACTCTTCTGTAACTTTCCATTTTAAAATATATATCTAATTGTTTCTAATTCAAAATACTTGTTATACAATTGCTTCCATTGTTGTAGCAATCTAGTTTTCTGGCTCAACGGATAACGCATTACACCACTGTTATTCTTTATTTCTGAGCTGTATTTCATAAGCTCTTGAGCTTCAACAGATGCTTTAGCCATCTGATTCTTATGATTGGTAAGCACTATCACCTCACATTTGTTTACACCCGCTACACGTTTCACTTCTGCAAACAAATCATCATACTCCTGTATCCATCTTCTTTGAAAGACAACAGGTGAATAGTTTATGTGCACTTCCCATCCTAAATCCTTCAGACGATTGATATCTTCTATGCGTGATGATATCTTCTGCATCTTTGGTTCTAGCACGTTAGAATAAGCTTGTGGCATTAGTGACACACGCACTCTTGGTGGTTTGTTGAAATGCCTAACGTCTAACGTTAGTAGTCCTGGATACTTTGTAGCCATTGTTGTGTTAAGATTTTCGTGTTTATCATACATAAGCAGGTAATCGTGTAAAGAAATTCCTGTTTTCTTTACATGTTTCTGCATAAGTACTAAGTCTGTGTTACATGCAATGTCTACCATTGTGTACACAGGATCTTGTTGATCAGGCACCTTGTTATAAGTTTTCTCCCACTCAACAACAGACTGAAATATCTCATCTACATTTGTGTTTACAAACACTCTACGCCCATTATATCTAGACATGTAACAATATGTATCCACACAGCCTCCAAAACATCCATAGATGAGGTTTGGTGCAATGCAATTAGCACTATTGTTATTGTCTTTTGTAATGAGCGTACGTGTTTTCTGTGTCTTAATCATGATATCTTTGTCTTAATCCATACTCTTGTGCAACATAGTTAACGTGTCTAGATGTTGTAACT